TGGTATAGTACAACATCTAAGAATCCTGTATATTTTATGTTGTTATACATTTTATTTGGCGAAATAACTATGGGTAATTCACAACCAACTAAATGGTAACCTCTTCTTGAAAAATACCTAGCTCGTTTCTTTTTAAACCAATTTAAAATTCCAACCCCATCTTCAAAAAATTCTCTCATTTCCTCAGCTGATGAAAAATGTTGGTTATTATTTCGTTTGTATTGATTTTGATATTCACCAATAAATTTTTCTTGAAATAATTCTTCTAAATCAATTCTATCTGCATTTGCAGCACTAGTTTCAAACATTACATCTAAATAATGTTGTAATACTTCATGTATTGCAGTACCAAATACAGTATGGATAGATGATGTAAATACCTTTATCTTGTCTTTATATTGCAGTTTCCAACGATGTGGACAACCGCGAAATATAGACATTTGCGAATAAGAGACATTTTTTTGATAAGCAAAATTAATCTCTTGGGGAGGATTATTTCTAATCTCCCTTACTATTCTAGGTATTTTTCTAGCCAAAATTTATTTTTTCCATTTATCACGTCCTACTAATAAACCAATTATACCATAATTAGCTATATCAATAAACGTGTCTTCCATACCTTCACCTTTAACAAAATTTTTTCCATTAATTAAAAGGTTTTTTAGTCTAGAAATTTTATCAGTAAGTCTAATACATAAACCAGTAAGTGAAAAGGTTTTATCATCTTTATTAGTTAAATCTCCTCCTAAAGCAATATTATTTAAACCATAATCCATATGTTTACGAGCAAACATTTCATACATTTCTTCTTGGATATTTTTAAACTCATTTGATAGGTCTGGATATTCATCCTCAAATAATGCTATGGTTTGATTAATTTCATCATTAGCAAATTCTTCTAATTTCTGTTCCATTTTCATGCTATAAGCCTTTTTACTATCCATTTACTTGTCCCTTTGGTTTAAAATACTTTTCTAGTATTTCCAGTCTTTCTTCTGATGAAGCAAGTAATTTTAATGCTTCATTACAATTATCCCAATAATCTTTTGTTGAGTGATCACCAATACCTGATGCGTGGTTAGTTAATAATTCGATACTTGCTAGAGCTTTATTTTTATCAGCCTCCGCTTCTGATTTTAAAAAATTGTATACTTCTACTTTCATTTTAATAGTGGTTTTATTTCTTGTTTACTTAATCCTATTTTATCTAATATACGACTAACTTCCTGGTTTCCCAAGATATTAATATATTCTCTTGCTTCTTTAGAAGAACATTCAAAATAATTTTTTATATGTTCAACTAAATCTTTATTTGGTTGTTTTGTTTTTGATTTAATATATTTATTCCATTTATTATTTTTAGGAATAAATTCTTTATAAATCTGATAGATAGCTTTTTTTTCTTGAGGGGGATATTCTTGAACTAAATTAACAATTTCTAAATAGTCACGGTTCATAGATAAAAATCTATGAACCATATAACTATTAAAAACATCCCAATCCCTGTCTGAAAATTTTTCTACTGGTGTCTTATACTGATTGATGTGTTTTAGCCAATCAAATATATTAGAGACACTCATCAGCTAATTCTTCTCTTAAATCTTTAGGTAAAGAACTTGTAACTATTTTTCCTGTTTCCTTGTCATAAAATACAGGAATAGGTAAAAGAGCATCTTCATCCGTACCTGTAACAAATTTAGAAACGGTCCTTAAAATAACACCTTGTTTAAATACACTACCATCTTTGGAATTTTTAATTCCTGTTGTGTTTTTTAAATCAATGTTTAATTGGGGATTTTGTGCTTGATTATTCATATTTACTATTTATTATTTGTGAAATTAAACTCATTGTATTTATTTCCTTATCAATTCGGAAATTAGACTTATATTGATGGTCATTAACTAATATAGTTATTGTTCCTTCTTTTCCTGGTAGATATTCAGATACTCTTTCATATAAAGCTCTAAATAATTCATCAAAATCATCTACATTAGCATCAGCTATAATTTGTCTAATTGTATTAAAGCTATTTTTATCAGTATACCTTAAATTATCAATAACTTTATCTATATAATTAGATGAAACAAGTACTGACTTGTCTAATTGGATTTGATGCATGTAATTTGTAGGATGAAAATCATCTTCCACTCTTGCAGTAGATAATTGTAAAGTATTTATACATTTTCTTAAATCAGGGTAATGTTGATTAACTACCAGTTGTATATCTTTTACATCATATGCTATTGATTCTTCTGTTAAAATCCAAGATAAATGTTTAGCAACATCCTTTTTAGTAGGAGGAACTATTTTAAGTACTTGGCATCTTGATTGTAAAGGATCAATAATACGTTCTACATAATTACAAGTTAGAATAAATCTAGTAGTACGTGAAAACGTTTCTATAATATTTCTAAGAGATGCTTGTGCCTGAATAGTAAGAAAATCTGCTTCATCTAAAATAACTACTTTTAAAGGAGCAAACGAAGCTACACTAGCAAAACCTTGAACTTTATCTCTAATAGTTTCAATCCCCCTTTCATCAGAGGCATTAATATAAAGATGATCACAATTTAAATTACCTACAATTATTTTTGCTAATGTAGTTTTTCCAGTACCTGCGGGTCCATAAAATATTAGATTTTGTATATCATTTTGCCCTAAATAATTAGCAATAGACTTTTTAATATTTTCATTGCCTACATAATTTTCTAAAACATTAGGTCGATATTTTTCAACTAATAAACTATTGTCCTGGGTCTGAGTATTCGCCATATATAGAATATGTTTTAATTGGTTCTGGTTTTATTTCTATTTCTTCTGAACTAATAGCATATAATTTACTTTCTAATGGTTCTAATCTATAGTGACCTTTAAATCCTGTTTTATGCATGTAGGCTTCTAAAGTATCAGTTATGCTAGTATGTATTTTACCATTAGGTTCACTTGCTAATTGCCATCTATCCCCTGGTGGGATTCTATTAGCAATAAGTACATTTTCTTCTACTAATTCTGTTTTTATTTTACTCATAATATACGAAATTATTTTTGATTTTCCTACATATAAGGATTTTGTCCTCCACCTAAATTACCATTAGCTCCATCTTGGAAAATTCTAGTTTTTTCTAAAATTGAATTTTTATCTTGTGTTAAAGTACACTCAGTTAATAATACAGTTCCTGCAATTGAAGATGCATTTTCAAGAGCTAATCTTGTTACCTTAGTTGGATCAATTATTCCTACATTTTTAAAATCAGAAACTTCTCCAGTTTCAACATCAATCCCAGCCCAAGTATCATTACCCGAATTACATAAACTATCAGCTAATATTCTAGTTTTAACTTCATCATAACCAGCATTAACTAAAATTTGACTAAATGGTTTAGAACAAGCTTGTTTTACAATTTGTTCTCCGGTTGTTTCACCTTTTAAACCATTAGAAGCATATAATAAAGCTGCCCCTCCACCTGGAAGTATACCTTCATTTAATGCTGCTTTTGTAGCATGTAATGCATCATCAACTCTATCTTTTTTCTCTAACATTTCAGTTTCAGTATTTCCACCAACATGGATAATAGCTACTCCACCTACAAATTTAGCTAACCTTTCTTGTAACTTTTCTGTTTCAAAAGGAGTAGTTGATTTATCTACTTGATCCTGAAGTTCATTAATTCTAGCTTCAATTTTTTCAGCATCTCCTTTTCCATCTACTATAGTAGTAGATTCTTTTTCAACTGTAACTGTTCTAGCTTCTCCAAACCAATCCCAACTAAATTTATCTAATTTCATTCCTTTTTGTTTATCAAAAACAACCCCCCCAGTAGTAATAGCTATATCTTCTAATACTAATTTTCTTCTATCTCCAAATTCAGGAGCTTTAACAGCACATACATTAACAGTTCCTCTCATTTTATTTACAATAAGAGTAGCTAATGCTTCATTGTCTATATCTTCTGCTATAATTAATAAAGATCTAGCTTGTGTAGAAACACTTTCTAAAATAGGAAGTAATTCTTTAACTTGAGTTAATTTATGATCTGCTATAAGGATTAGAGGATTCTCTAACGTCGCTGTCATTGTATTATTATTAGTTACAAAATAAGGTGATTTGTAACCCCTATCAAACTGTAACCCTTCAACAGTTTCTAAATAGGTTTCTCCTGTCTTTGATTCCTCAATATGCACAACACCCTCTAATCCTACCTTATCTATAGCAGTCGAAATAAGTTTCCCTGTTTCTTTATCGTTATTAGAAGAAATAGTAGCAATTTGTTCTAATTGCTCCTCACCTGAAATGTCTTCAGATATTTTTTGTAAATTTTTAACTACTTCTTTAGTAGCAGAATCTATTTGTCTTTTAATTTGTACAGCATTTTGACCATTATCTAAAGCTGATAGCCCAGATTTAACCATTTCTCTGGCCAATAAAGTAGAAGTAGTAGTACCATCCCCTGCTTTATCTGCTGTTTTCATAGCTGCTTGTCTTACTAATAATTGTCCTAATTGTTCACTAGGATTATCTTGAACAAAAGATTTAGCTACTGTTACCCCATCTTTAGTTGATAAAGGGGCTTCACCTAATCCTTTATAAATTACAACATTTCTACCTGCTGGTCCTAAAGTTGAAACTACAGCATCAGCTAATTTATTAATGCCTTCCATCATGCTCTCTCGAGCTTGTTTACCGTATTTAATTTCTGTTTCCATATTATATATCTGTTAAATAATCTTCTTCAATTGAGGTTACTTCTGTTTCTGCTATTACGTCTTCAACACTTACTGTTTCATTAATTTTAGCAAGTATTTGATTTTCAGGGCCTACATAATATTCTTCTCCATCATAAGGTAATTTAGTAAAACCCATTGTTGGTAAAACTACTTTATCCCCTACTTTTAATTGTGTAGGAATAAAAGTTCCATTAATAGTAGGTTTACCTGGTCCAACAGCTATAACCTTACCTGTTTCATTTTTTTCTTTACCTAAGTCTGGTACAATAATATTACCATAGGTACTTTCTTCAATTTCGATCGGTTTAACTATAACCGCATCAAATAGTGCTTCTAATGCCATCTGTATAACTTTTTATATTATTTTCTATTTGTTTAAATTTATCTAAAAAATCATTAAGTGAAATATATGATTCTCTAGTATGTAATTGTTCTTTAGCTACTTTTTCAAGTGCTTGTTTAAATTCAGGATAATATCCTTGTGGTTTTGCATATTCAGTTCCTTTACCTTTGGATCTAAAATGATTTTCATTTGGAATAATTCTTTCATTTACAGTATAACAAACATCATCCTTAGTAATGTAATAAGGTTCCATTAAAGGATCAGAAATGGTTGTTATTGATTTGGATTTTCTAGCCATAATAACTTAAATTTTTATATATAACAATATACGAAAACAAATGTGCTAGGACACATATTTTAAAAAAACTTATTACTTAATTTTAAGGGATTTTAATTCACTCCCTTTGGCAAATGGAATATTAATTCTAAGTAAACCATTCACAAAACTTGCGTCTGCTTTACTTAAATCGTATTTGCTGTCTATCTTCCAACCTAGATTAAAAGATCTTTTAGCAATGCCTTTATGATAATAGTTAATATCATCATCTTTGGCTTTATTATAGTTAATTTTAATAATATTTCCTTGAATTTGAATATCAAGGTCTTCCTTATCAATACCAGTGCAAGCGATATCAATGCCTAATCCATTATCGGCTTCATATACGTCTACAGGGTGAGGAAGTTTTTGTGTGTCAATAGGTGCATACGCAGATGCATCCTGGAAGAAATTTCTGACTAAAATGTCAAATGGTGTTCTTTCGAACAGTTGTAATGTACTCATATCATTTAAATTTAATGCGGCCTAAGCTCGCGGTTTAACAAAACATAACAATGTGCCCTAGCTACAAATGTTTGTTTATTATACATATATAATTTATTCGTTTCTTGCAACAAAATATTCACTTTCTATATCTTCTGATTGGAAAGATAATTTTAAAATACCATTATTGCTTAACTTTAAAGAACAAGAATCTTGATCTTTATTATTATTTAAAATATCCTTAAAAATATCTGAATTAAAAGGCATACTTAAAGTATTATCATTTATTGTACCATCCTGTACTTGATAAGTTATTTTATTTGAAAAACCTGTATTATCTCCAAATATAAATTCACAAATAGGATTCCCATCAAAATCAGTAGTTGTAGTAATTAACATTGAATCTACTTCACCTAAAGCATTTTTTGCTTTAATTAAATGATCTATATCTTCAGAATTTAAATTTAATTCTATTTCCCATTTTTCGGGATCATCATACCAAGTATTCTTACCTAAAATTAAAATATCAGCTAATGAATAGGTTAAATCAAAATTTGAATCTTGAATATGCATTTTAGTATAAACGGATTTCATTTTTTCTAATGATATTATTAAATCACCATTAGTAATAGAAATTAATTTACTTAAT